TTAGTATTGGTGAAACTGGTGTTGTAAATTTTGTTAGGAGTAGACCTACATCTTTAGGTAATATTATTTTAGATGCAGGTAACTATAGTTCCTATGCTTTACCATTAACTGGTGGAACATTATCTGGTAATATCTCTGCAGCAAATATTACCACAGGTGTTAATGCAAATCATATTGTACAGCGTGATGCTAGTGGATATATTTATGCTAATCATATTAACTTTAGTACACCTGAAAGTGAGAATCCTACTATTAATAGTTTTCTTGTTTCTAATGGCGATGGATGGTCACGTAAAGCTACAGTAGCTCACGTTAAAAATACTATTCGAGGAGTTGCTGATGGTACTTGGGGTATTAGTATAACAGGTGGTATAGAGGCAACACAAGCATCTCTAGGATATTCTGTATCTGGAGTAAATATAGATTATGGAGGTCATGGTGGTCCACAAATTAGATCTCAAGGAGGTGGAGCAGCTATGATGTCTTTTCATAGACCAGGTGCTTATGCAATAAATTTTGGCCTTGGTACTGATAATCAACTTAGAACTGGAGGATGGTCTAGAGGTGGTAACTATCTTATTTTAGACGCTGGAAACTATACATCATATGCACCATCATTAACTGGTGGAGGAGCTAGCGGAACTTGGGGTATTAACGTCACAGGTAACGCTGGTACTGCTACAACCGCAACTAACTTATCAGGATTTGATAAAACTAATCCTACATTCGGTGCTGTATATTCAACTAACTGGTTTAGGTCTTATGGAGATACTGGATTATATAATCAAGATTATGCTTGCCATCTTAGACGTAGTACCGCAGCTAGTTTTGGTACATGGGAAATGTTTGGGTATAATAAAGGTGGATATGGTGGATTAAATATTATAGATCCTAGTGGATATTGGAATAATTTTATGTTTGAAAATGGTAATGGGGGTTTATATCAACAAAACGGTAGTGGTTGGGTTTGGCTTCATAATAGAACCTACGGATCTTTTGCTATAGGCCCCTCAGCGGTTGTATCTGCTTCTTATAGATTATATGTTGAAGGAAATATATATGCAACCGGTGTAGTTGATTGGGCGTCAGATGTTAGAAAAAAAGAAAATATAGTTACAATAGATAGTTCATTAGAAAAAGTAACTAAATTAAGAGGAGTTTATTTTAACAGAATTGATGATCCGAAGAAAAAAACACAAACAGGTGTAATTGCTCAAGAAGTTAAAGAGATAATGCCAGAGCTAGTAAACTATGACGATATGAATGATAGTTATAGTGTAACCTATGGTAATTTTGCTGGGCTATTTATAGAAGCGATAAAAGAGCAACAAAAAGAAATAAATGAGCTTAAATTAATTATTAATAATCTTAACAAATAAAAGAATAAAATATGGAAACAACTTATACATGGATCATAGAACAGATGCAATGTAAACAACAAGAGGGTGAGTTAACAGATGTTGTAATCAAAGTAAACTGGATAAGAAAGGCTAGTGCTACAAAAGATGGCATAGAATATAGCGTAACAATACCTGGAATTCAAGATTTTACTCAGCCAGATCCTGAAAACTTTATACCGTATGATGAATTAACATATGAACAAGTATGTGGTTGGTTAGAAGAGTCTATGAATATGACTATGATTGATACACCTCTATATAACCAATTAAACCTTATAGTTAATCCACCGTTGATAGTGTTGCCGTTGCCTTGGGAACCAACACCAACCCCTACGCCAGAACCAACGCCAGAACCAACGCCAGAACCTACTCCTACTCCTACACTAGATAGTGTATAATAAATTTGGTTGGTTTCCAAATCTATTATATATTTATATACGTTAAACAAAAAATAAAAAATATGTTATTCGTAATTTTACTCGTAGTAGCAGTAGCTATAGCAGCTATAATAACACGTAAGCTACAAGCACAAAAAGCCAAAAATGAAACAGTTGTTACTGTAAAGGAAGTTAAAGTTGAAGAAGTTAAAGTTGAAGAAGTTAAAGTTGAAAAGCCAAAAGCTAAAACAACAGAGCCTGCTAAAACAAAAGAACAACCAAAACAAACAGCTAAAACATCAGCAAAGAAAAAATAAGTTTATGAGTGAAAAAATCACACAAGAAGAACTACAACAGATACACGAGATTAAAGCGGAATACAATAAAATTGTAGTAGCTTTAGGCGAGTTACCTGTTCGTAAAGAAATGTTGCTAAGCGCTTACAAAAACCTAGCAGCACAAGAACAAGATCTATTAGGTAGACTTAATATTAAGTATGGTAATGGATCTATCGATTTTAACACAGGAGAAATAACTAAGGAAGATGTTGAAAGTAGTGGAGATAGCGAAAGCGTGGATAGCAAAAGCTAATCCAACGCCTGAACAAAAAGAAATAGCTGAATATAGGGCAAGTGTTTGTGATGCTTGCCCTAGTAAAGCTCATTCAACCCCACTAGATTTATATTACTGTGGAGAATGTGGATGTCCATTAGAGGCTAAAATATTTAGTCCTCGTCCTGGTCCTGAAGCATGTCCACTACAAAAATGGCAAAAATAACGTTATGGCACAATTATTACCCGAAGAACTACAATCTATAAAAGACTTACAGTCTCGTTACAACCAAACTATATTTGAGATAGGTGCTGCTCAAGCACAACTGATGGCGTTTCAAGAGCAAATTGATAAATTAAATGAAGGTAAAAAACATTTATTATCTGATCTTAAATCAATTGAACAAAAAGAAACAGAATTAGTTAAATCTCTTGAAGTAAAATACGGTCAAGGCAATATAAATATTGAAACCGGAGAAATTACCGCTATCTAGTAGTGTTTCGCGTTTTATCGTTGTTTTTAGATATTTATTGTTAGGTCAATCCTATCAAATTTTCAAAAACAATAATATAAAATGGCAGAAAAAATTATTTCACCTGGTGTATTCCAAAACGAATCTGACCAATCATTAGTACAAAGAGGTATTCAAGGTACCGCAACAGCGATTGTTGGCCCTACAGTGTTAGGTCAACCGTTTGTTCCTACCTATGTTACATCGTACAGTGAGTATGTGTCTAATTTCGGGGAAACTTTTAAAAGTGGTAGCTACTACTACGAATATTTAACTTCATTAGCAGCAAAAGATTACTTCCAAAACGGAGGTCAAACATTATTAGTAACTAGAGTTATTGCTAGTGGTAGCAATATGAGCACATATGCTAGCGCTATAGTATCAGCCTCTTCAGGCACAGCATTTGCATTAGAAACAATAGCTTGGGGTGATATCATGAATAATACCTCTAGCATGGTTAGTGGTGCTTTAGCAAGTGGTAGTACAACAAACGTTCGTTGGGAAGTTACAAGCGTAAGTACAGGAAGTGGTACATTCAACTTAGCAGTTCGTGCTGGTAATGACAATGACGCTCAAAAGAATTACATAGAAACATGGGCAAACTTATCATTAGACCCAGCTTTACCTAACTATATCTCTCGTGTTATCGGTGATAACAAACCAGTATATAAAGTAGATAGTGATGGTACTCCATATATTGATTACACTGGTTCTTACGCGAATGCTTCACAGTTTATTCGTGTTAAATCAGTAACAGCTCCTCAAGTAGATTCTATTGATAACAATGGTAACTACAAATCAGCTTCTTTAGCATCTGGTTTACCAACAGTTGGTAGTGGATCATACGGTGGTTCATTTGCTGGTGGTATTGCAGATACGGCTTTAGCAAAATTAATGAACGAAAATATTACAGCAAACAATAACCAAGGATTTGATTCAGGTTCTTTCCAAATAGCTTTTGGCATATTAGGAAATAAAGACGAATACAAATTTAATGTATTATTAGCTCCTGGTATAACTTTAAGTGGGGCGGGTGCTGTAGGAAATATGATTTCTACTTGTGAAGGTAGAGGTGATGCTATTGCAGTAGTAGATACTACATTATTTGGTTCAACTGTAAGCGGAGCTACACAAGCTGCTGCTGGTCAATCAAGTAACTATGCAGCTACTTATTGGCCTTGGATTCAATTATACTCAACATCATTAGGTAAAGCAGTATGGTCACCAGCTTCAACAGTAATGGGTGGAGTATATGCCTTTAACGATCAGGTAGCAGCAAGTTGGTTCGCACCTGCTGGTTTAAATCGTGGTGGTGTTCCTTCAGTATTAAAAGCTGAGCGTAAATTATCTCAAAACGATCGTGATAACTTATATAACGGAAATGTTAACCCATTAGCTACATTCCCTGGAGAAGGTGTTGTGGTATTTGGTCAGAAAACATTACAACGTAAACCAACAGCTTTAGATAGAGTAAATGTTCGTCGTTTATTAATTGCATTGAAAGACTTTATTGGTCAAGTAGGTAACAACTTAGTATTCGAACAAAATACAAATATAACTCGTAATAGATTCTTAGCACAAGTTAACCCATACATGGAGTCAGTAGTACAACGTCAAGGTTTATACGCTTACAAAGTAGTAATGGATGAAACAAACAATACTGCTGATGTAATAGATAGAAACCAATTAGTAGGTCAAATATATATTCAACCAACTAAGACTGCTGAATTTATTATTTTAAACTTCAACGTATTACCAACTGGAGCTACATTCCCTGCATAAGGGGATGTAGTTGCTTATATTTATTAATAGCAATTAAAATTTAAAATAAAATGGCAGTATTAGATGCAAATGAAATAATGTTTACGGCGTTTGAACCTAAAGTTCAGAACCGTTTCATAATGTATATAGATGGTATCCCAGCATATTTAATTAAGAAAGCTTCAGCTCCTGGATTTGAAGCTGGAGAGATTATATTAGATCACATCAACGTTTACCGTAAAGTAAAAGGTAAAGTTAGATGGAATGATATAACTTTAGAATTATATGATCCTGTAACTCCGTCTGGAGCACAAGCAGTAATGGAGTGGGCTCGTTTAGCACACGAATCTGTAACTGGTCGTGATGGATACTCTGATTTCTATAAAAAAGATTTAACATTAAACATACTAGGTCCTGTAGGGGATGTAGTAGGTGAATGGATTATTAAAGGAGCCTACATAAAATCAGCAAGTTTTGGTGAGTACGATTGGTCAAGTGATGCACCTATTAGTTTAAGTGCTACAGTTGCTATGGATTACTGCGTATTGAACTTCTAATCCTTAAAAAATATACAAAAGAGCGTTTACTTTTATTAGTAAGCGCTTTTTTTATGTATTTATTGACAAATGAATCGAAAAAAATCATTTATATTCTTATCTTTAGGTGTCTGCTTTCGCAGGCACTTTTTTTTTGCGTATATTTATATATATAAAAATAAAATAGTTTATGGCAGAATTAAAAACCCCAACAGAAACCGTTACATTACCTTCAAAAGGTTTACTGTATCCTAAAGAGTCACCACTTTCCAAAGGTGAAATTGAAATGTGTTACATGACAGCAAAACATGAAGACATTTTAACTAACGTTAACTATATTAATCAAGGTATTGTAATCGATAAATTATTACAAGCATTGATTGTAACACCTATTAACTATGACGATTTAGTTGTAGGAGACAAAAACGCAATAATGATTGCAGCTCGTGTTTTAGGTTATGGTAAAGACTATACATTTAGTTACATCAGTAAAGGTAAAGAACTAACAACGACTGTTGACTTATCTGCCCTTAAAGATAAAGAAATGGATGAATCTTTATTCACCAGCGGCGTAAATGAATTTACATTTACATTACCAACAACAGGTAATATCATTACATTTAAATTACTAACACACGGCGACGAGAAAAAAATAGATGCTGAGATTAAGGGATTGAAAAAAGTAAATCCAAACGGCTCTACTGACGTTACTACTCGTTTAAAACACATAATAACATCTATTAATGGAGATAGAGAAGCCAAAGCTATTAGGGATTTCGTAGATAATAGTTTCCTAGCACCTGAAGCTAGAGCATTCAGAGAATACTATAGTAAAATATCACCAGATATTAATCTAAAGTTTATTCCTGAAGACGATAACTATGTAGGGGAGGGCATAGATATTCCTATATCTCTTAACTTTTTTTGGCCTGACGCCGGAATATAGATTATATCTATTCAAACAAATACATGAAATAGTATTTAATAGTCAAGGAGGATACGATTGGAGTACTGTATATAATATGCCTATTTGGTTACGACGTTTTACTTTTGAAACTCTGAAAGAACATTATGAGAAACAAAAAGAGGAAATGGACCAACAGCAAAATATGCTAAAAAATACTAATAATAAAGAATTATCACGACCAAACATTGCTCCTAAGCAACCAACATACACAGCAAAGGCGCCTAAAAAATAGGCGCTTTTAATATTTATACTATATAACAATACAATATGGCTACACAACCTACTCCACAAGAATTACAAGAACTGATACGGTTATATCAACAGGTAGAGGGCCTAACAGCTTCTCAAGCGGATAATGCTGCTCAATTAGATGTAAATTTAGGCAGGGTAGCTAATCAAACAAGAAGATTATTAGCTGATTTAACAGCAACTGGTGAAACTTTTAGTAGTATAGCTAGTGCTTTAAAAGGTTCTATACAAGAATTTTCAAAATACAACACATTTGCCTCTAGTGCAAAGAAATCATTTTCTTCTTTACAAAGCATAACATCTAGATTATTAAATGATCAATCTGGTTATAATAGACTGTCTGAAAAAGAGATAGTAAATTTAAAAAAGAAAATATCTTTAGAAACAACTAACTTAACTAACCTCCAAAACTCAGTAAACTTAACAGACGAACAAAAATCAGAAGTTGAGGGTGTTCTTACAGCAATGGTTGAACTATCTAATTTAACTAAAAAAAGATTAGAAAAAGAAAAAGAGATTAGTAAAGCTACTGGTATTACCGGAAATGCTCTTAAAGCATTAAGCAAAATACCTGGATTGAGTAATGCTCTAGATACAGAAGAGGCATTAGAGGACATGAAAGAATATGCTGATACATTAAAGTCTAGTGGAAAAGATATTACTAGTTTTGGAAATAAATTAAAAATAGCAGGTAAAGGATTTTCAACAGCTTTTGGTGGGTTAAAAACATCATTAAAAGACCCCGTTTCTTTAATTACTTTTTTTGTTGCTCAAGCTTTTAAAGCTAATTCTCAAGCAGTTGAATTAGGAAAATCACTAGGAACAGCTGGAGAAGGATTTAGAGAAACTTTATCTAATATTGAATTAGCCAATTCAAATATAAATGTTACTACAGAAAACCTAACAAAAGCTTTTTCTGAGTTATCAACTTCAACGGGGTTTGCTTATAAATTTTCTGAAGATCAATTAGTTACACAAGTCAAACTTACTGAGCAAGTAGGCTTACAAGCAGACGAAGCTGCACAAATACAAAGATATGGTGTTTTAAACAACCAAACATCAGAAAAAACATACAGTAATTTTGTTAAAGGATTAGTAGCTGCTAGGAACCAATTTAAGGTAGGTATTGATTTTAAAGCCACGTTAGCCGAGGCAGTAAAAGTGTCGGGTCAATTAGCAGCGAATCTAGGATATAATCCTGAACGTATTGCTAAAGCTATAGTTACTGCTAAAGCATTTGGTATGACCTTAGACCAAGTAGCAAAATCAGGCGAATCATTATTAAATTGGGAATCATCTATTGATAATGAACTTAAAGCTGAACTATTAACTGGTAAACAGTTAAATTTAGAAAAAGCTCGTTATGCTGCTTTAACTGGTGATCAAGTTACATTAGCTGAAGAATTAGCAAACCAAGTAGGAACTGCAGCTGATTTTACTAAAATGAATGTACTACAACAGAAAGCATTAGCTGAATCTGTTGGTATGACAGCTGATGAGCTTTCAAATACATTAAGAAAACGAGAAGAAGCAATAGCGAGTGGTAAATCATTAGCACAAGTAACTGAGGAAGAAGCTAAACAGGCTCTTGAAAGACAAAAAGCCCAAGATAAATTTAACAAAGGTATTGAAAAGTTAACTAGTTTAATAGGAAATTTACTAGCAGGACCT